ACATTCTTGTTGATCTGAAAGTTGGGTGTACTCATTGTTCTGCGTGCCACTCCAAATGGTCGTCTTGACGACGACGAACTTCTTTCACGTCATCACGAACCTCACCGATTCGTTCCGAAATGTCATCCAGCCGTCGTAGACTGTCAGCATGCTGGCTGCTGTTTTCTCGACGGAATCTGGTAGCGAATACGGCAAACAATCCCGTCACTACAGCAGCACCTGTGCCGCCAAAGATTGCTGCCCACTCAGCCATGTCATGCCGCCTCTACGGCTTCCATGCGCTCCCGCAAATCCTTGATTGCCAACACCATTAGCGACAGGTACGCCGTCTTGTTAATACCAGTCAGAAACTCTTGATAGGTGCCATCTCGGATGTCTGCACCATGCGCTGCAAGAAACGGGCTAATGGCGTCCATGTCTTCAGCAAGCGGACCGATTTCAGGGTACCCAGGTGAATGAATACGGTTCCACATCTTAGGAACAACCGAGTCAATCATGTCGGCAGTAAGGTGGGTACTGAGGTCTTCAGTAATGTTTTCCTTTTCAGCGGTCAGCGACGAGTTGCGCTTAAGGACAAAGGTGGCAAAGCCAGTCGCTGCCCACTCAGCGTCATTGCCCGTCCCAGTTGCGGGGTCTTGAGCGTAGTAGTTGTTTGCNCCCGAAGTCCCAGGAACGTACACGCCATTGTTGATGACCTGAAAAGTGTTAACACCGCCCGCTGTGAATGCAANCTGGTCAGTACCAGCCTTATAAATACCTGTATTTTCATCGCTGTCAAACGTCAACGCTGGAGTGCCTACAGACCCGTCAATAATCTTTACGACACCGTTAGCATCCAGAACGCCGCCAACAGTCAAGCTGTTTAGTGTGCCAACCGACTCCAACGATGACGTAACTACCGTAGACTTCAACTCAGTGCCGCTAAGGGTGCCAGCAGCCGCAGTAACAGTAATCGCAGCGGTGCCGTTAAAATCAACGCCGTTGATTGCCCGAGGGGTTGCAAGCTGCGTTGCGTTAGCAGCCAAAGTAGCCGTTGCAGCGTTGCCCGTGATGTCGCTGCTCGTAAACGCCAGCGTGCCAGTAGCGTTAGGCAACGTAATAACATTGTTGCTGGTTGGGTCTGTTACCCGCAAAGTAGTGTTGTTGCCGCCCGCACTAGCGCCATCAAACTTCAACGCATCTTGAGTTTGAATGACGCCGTTGATTGTGGTGTTGCCTTGCAACGTCGTAGCGCCGCTCAGCGTCGTAGCGCCGCTCAGCGTTGTAGCGCCACTCAACGCAACTGTGCCAGTAGCCTGGAAGTTGGTGTGTGGGTCCGTGCCATCCAACACATGAGTAAACTGGGTATCAATGGCAGCGTTGTTAGCGTTTGTTTGTGATGCAACGATCGCAGTACCAGCCGTAAACTCGGTGTAACTAAAGTTTGTTCCTGTCATCATCGCATCCTTCGCGCTTTATACGGGAACGCCATCCCGTTAACTTCCCACGAGGCTTGCTCCGTCGTAGGTCCAGTAATTTTGATACAAATAGCAGCAGCGGTACCGCCAGTTCGCAACTTGGCTACATCCGTTACCTGGCTGCTTGCACCTGCCGACCAGATACCGTTGCCTGCCGTGCCGCTCTCGCCAGAACCCAACTGCCAAGTAGCAGTCCCCCAGACCGAAGAAGCCCCAGCCCTGCCAGTAATACTTACGTCGTCTGTCCGAGCAGCCGTCGAAGTGTCGTAATCATGAAAGATTTCGACACCCAACGTGCTCGTTTGTTCCGCTGAAGTAATCAGCCGAATCTGACCCCAACGTTTGCGAACAATCGGGTTCTTAGTTTTGATCCATGCTGTTTGGAAAAACGAACTAATGCCTGCAGACTCGTAAACGCTTGAATTGGTGTTGTAGATGTATCGGTCTGCGTCTGTACCGCCCGCATCTATAGAGATCACTCGGCCAGTGTTTGCAGTCCCTCCGACCGTCCTGCCCGTAGTAGCGCCGTACAAGACGGGAGCAGCGTTCGGTGCCTGATGGGTGTTCAGAGCAGACGCATCAACATCCCACAACACCCACGAGTTGGTGGTGGGGTCAAAGACACACATGCGCCGTTCGGTGCTGTTTGTGTCGGCGTTGTAGAAGTCCAGCGAGACGTACAGCTTGTTGTTGGCCCAAGCTAGCTGCGGCGGGTTAGCAAACGTAAACCGTCCATCGTCAATAGCTGGCTTCAACTTTTCGAAGATCCACCTCGTGTTGGTGCCGTCGTAAAGGTAAACGCCTTCTTGGTCATGCCAGAANAACACACCGTAAGGCGTTGACACGGGNCTNGACAGCGGGATGGACCCGACCTTCTCGGACACGGTCACAAGCTGNAACGAATCACCGTCAAACCCGAACAGNGCATATGTTGAGTTAGACTTGAAGATCATCAGACGGTCGTTGTGGCCGACGATGCCTGTGATGTAGTCGCCGCCTTCGCCTTTGCCGATGTCAATAAAATCTAGGTCATCCCACTGTTCAGGCAGGTTGGCGTGAGAAAACCTGATGCGTGTCTTGTAGGCGGTGGACGACTCTACAGTGTTGCCTACCCATGCAAAGTTGTTCCAGTGAGCGACATACTGAGCGATAGGAAAGTTGCCTGCGCTGCCGTCAAGCGTCGTGCCTAGATCGTTGCCGCTGGTGCCATTGTAGTAGAACGACACTTTGTCAGCCGACACGCCGTAAAGACGGTTGTTGATAGTTACACCGTAAGTCTTGGTGCCGTTGGTTCTGTCAGTCAGGCTGCCAGTGTCAATGTCATCAAAAACTTTGGTGCTGCTGTTGAACACATAAACTTTGGTTCCGCTGTTAGCCAGAACTTTGTTCGTGCCGTCATCGTTGTAGTACGAAAAGATGTTCTTAAAGTTTGCGCTATGATTAGCCTGATTGTACGAGGTCACGCCTTCACGCATAGCGACGCCACCACGAGGGTCAACGCTGACATTTAACAGATCAGGAGACTCGTTTTCGGCAATGTCGAACTGATCCGTGCGGTAATTCAAACCGCCACGGAAGTCTGCCAAAGTTACCAAACTGTAGCCAGCAGCCATCTCAACCCCTAGAAGATCAAGCCACCAGTGTTCTGGTACCTCTTCGGGTAACGCAGATCAACTCGGTTGCGCGCACGGCTATTCAACATCATGGGCTGCGGGGCAGGCGTATCGGCGTACCGCCGAGCAAGATTGTCCAGCTCAATCTGGAACTGTCGGTCGTACTGCGCCGCCATTGTCGGGTCTTCTTGCTGCAAGTACGCACGAGACGCTGCATAGATTGCCAACAGCGGATGGAACGGGCTGGGCAGATCAGGTGCAATGTTGTTGCCGTTGCCGTCTAGCGTCGACGGAAAGGCGGTAGGGTTGCGGACGCCCCGAACATAAATAGTTTCTACAGCATCAGGCGTCGGGTAAAACCTGACGCTATCTCCCCAGTAAGACCAGTGAGTGGGGCTACCAGATCCCAACCCGTCCAGCGGGTTGGCAAAGTCGCCAAGGTCACGACCGACATACTCGCAAACATCGCTGTCTGTTCGTAGAGCAAAGATCTCCCGCATGCCCTGCGTGATGCTGGTGCCAATCGTGCTCAGGGAGTAATCAGATTGCCCGCCGACAGTAGAGAACGTGGTTGAAGTCTCAAAGAACGGCCAACGTTTTTCGCTGTAAACNATGGCGTTGTAACCTTGACGGATAAACGTGTCAAGGACAGGGGTCGGGATGTCGCCGTCGCTGATGTCCAACATGCCTTGGACTTGAGTTCTGATCTGCGCCAAGGTCATGTCGCTCATGGACTATCCAGCTTCTCGGTGGAAGACACATACAGAATCGCCCTCTAGGGGGCGGCCCTTGCATGGATCTCCGTTTTTCTTTGTTGCTGAGCAGCTACTTGATTCGGTAGCTGCAGCGGTAAACACAGGCTGCATAGGTTGTATGTTGCGGCCTGCTGCAAAGTCAGGAACTTGAATATCGGCTTCAATACCGTCGTGTGGTTGCCCTGCTGGGCGCACATTCTTGCCGTAACCGATTGCTAGTTCTCTTCCCATAAAACCTCTTTAACAGCAGGGGAGGAGCCGTGTGCTCCTCCCCCAACTGTCATCTATCAGGCGTCAAGGACGTTGTCCAAGAAGCCCTGACGGGCACGGTTGCTAATGGTAAGCTGCCCGTAGCACAGGATCTGCGAGAACACAGAGTCCTGATTGGTGGGCCGCACAAACGGGGTCGGCTTGAACCAAACGTCCGAGTGAGCGACGAGCTGGATGTACTTGGTGTTCAGCATGTACACACGGCCAGAACCAGAGTGGTTCGACTGGTCGGTACCAGCGGGGCAGTCGTCATCAAACACGACAGGAGCGCCCTTGAACATAAGGTTCTGGAAGCCCGAGTTTGCCATGTCAGTGTCGGTGTAACGGACGTTGCTGGTAAGCAGCGCCTCGTACGCCTCGTAACCCTGCTGGCTGGTCATGATGATGGTCGGCTGATCGTTACCCACCGAAACGGTGTTGTACAGCGTACCCATAGCCGCAAGCGACAGGTTGCCGCTGTTGGTCGTGTGGTCCGTGACGGTCGAACGCCACCAAGCGTTGTCCGAGTCCGACGAGTCAATGCCGCCGATGGTACGAAGACGGGTTTGAGCAGCACCGTTGGAGTTGGTGACAGCGCCATCTTGCACGAGGTTGCCGATGCCGTTCCAGTCCTTCTGGGTGTTGCCTTCGCCGTTGCTGAACAACATGGCGTTCATGTTGCTGATCACAGTTTCCTGCGCCTGGAAGATCTTGCCTTCCAGCAGGTCAATGATCTGCTCTTCGCCGTTGTTCTTGGCTTCTTCGATACCGCTGATGGTAACGGTCACCGCATACTGACCCCAGTCGTATTCGGCGGCGGTCATGCCGTCCGAAGCCGTGGTCGAAATGGTGTCGGTGCCCGAGTACGAAGCGGCAGTACCGTTGGTCTTGCCAAGGACAGGAACAACAATCTTGGCACCGCCACCAATTCGACGCATGGTCTGACCATTGGTCAGTGCGTAGAACAGCGGACGAGCCGAGAAAATGTTGTCGGTAAGCCGAGGGACATAGTTTTTCAGCGTCGTTGAGAGAATCTCATCGAAGCTAGAGTTGCCGAAAGCCATGATGGCTCCTTAGTGAATCAAGTGGTCATTTGCTTTTTTGCAAGAGCAAAGGCTTCACGCAAAGAAGTCACCTTGGTATCCGAAACTTCAGGCTGGGTTCCCGCCTGGGTTGACCCGCCAGGAGCNACTACTGACGCATCCCGCTTCTTGTCCGTAATGTCCTGATCTTGCCGCAGCTTGTCTGCGGTGGACTTCACGTCGTTGAATTGCCAATGCGTGTACGCCGCTTCAAGATTCGTAATCTTGTTCGTTACGGCGTGGTGTAGAAGATCCTGTTTGTCGAAGTCTCCGTACCGTTCCTTCAGTTGATCTACTTCTTTGTCTACTTGCTGGAGACGGGCAGCTCGCTCCTGCGCTTCGATCTTGCGCTCAAGCTCAGCCAACTTCTTGTCAGAAGGGTCCATTTCGTCCCAGCCAGACTCTTCAGTCTGTCCAGAACTCATGTTGATACCAAATGTCTGAGCCAAAGTGCCAAGAGTCCCCTCTGGATCATTTTCCAGAGCAGACACGATTGCTTCGGCTTGCTGCAAACGTTCCCGTTCGCTGGCTACCTCTTGCGTCTTGCGGGTATAATCCGCTTGCCGTTGGTAACCTTTTTGAAGCTCATCAAGGGTGACCTGTTGTTCTTCACCGTCAATCTTGACGGTGTAGCTAGGTTCCTCACTTGCTTCGGTTGAAACTTCCGAGGTATCCACGGACGTGGGTTCAGTTGCTTCGGTTTCTTCGGACACTATGATCCTCCTAAGGAATCTTCGAAAAGGTGTTCCTAAGATTAATGTGAACTATGTCCCACTACAAGGACGGTAGCTCCATGCCCATCTGCCCTTGAAGCTGCGCTAGCAGTTCGGGAGGCACCCCTCCAGTCGGAGCAAACGCTCCTTCTGGGGCTTGAGGGATTGGTGCGCCGCCCATTCCAGGCGGCATTGGCGCTCCCTGCGGGGGCACTGGACCGCCACCAGGCTCTTGGCCTGGTTGCGGCTGCGGTGCTTGTCCCATAAGGAACTTCTCGGGATCTTTGACCCCGAAACCATCTTCAAGAACGTGCCGTGCCAAAGCAGCAGGGTCAATAACCGTGCCAACCAACGGCGCAACAGCGTTCAACAACGAAACAGCTTGCTGACGACGAATCGTGTCGTTCATCGGCTGGGTAGAACCAGCCTGCACAACAAAGTCGTACTCGCCAACAATTTCTTCACGACCATACGGAATAAACAAGTCTTCGCCACGCGCATCAGCAACTCGTGCCATCGCTTCACCAGTCATAAACTGCTGAAGAATCTGCACAACACGCCTCGCTACCTGAGCGATACTGATCTCAATGATCGCTAGTTTGTCTGCCGCACGAGCGTT